CATAACTGCAGTAGGGAGTAGATAATGCTACCAGGAACCCCCCCACCAGGATGGGGAAAGAGACTTACTGACAATCTTTTGCCTCCTCCTACTGCTGCACAATTAAGTCAGTTTAATAGTGCACGTCAAATTGCTGCTCTTCAAACAACTACAGTTACCGCATCAAATCTTGTAATACAAGATAGAGCGGCAATTGACAATCAAAAAGCAGTTCTTCAACAAGCACAATTGGTACAACAAATTGCTTACACTGCATGGAGCGCAAACCAAACTAACCCTACATTAATTGCAAATTTAACAGCAGCAAATAATGCTTATAACACTGAAAAAACAAAACTTACAACTTTAACTCAAAAATTATCTACAGATGTTGCTGCACAAGCCTCAGCAATTGCTGCTTACAACAAAGCAGTGTTTGTCAAGAGTGGTGGCAAAGTAAGCAATTCTTCTGGAGGAGGAACATCCACTACTGCTCCAGGGTCAAGCAATCCTCCAGCAACTGTTCCATATATTTATAATATTCCTATGGTTAAAGAAGCGTATTTAACTTCTGGAAAAGGCAATACTTATTACAATGGTGCAACAGAAGTAATTCAATCTCCTCAAAGCAATAGTTTAAAAAATAACAATACTTTACAAAACAACCTTTCTAAAGGTCGTATGCTTATGAGTAGTTTATTCCCAAATCTAAACTCATCAGTAAAATTAACACCTGGAAAAGTACCTGATAACACTTATTATGGTTTTAAATTTTTGTATAACCCTACTACAGTTAGTATGGGTTGGGGTGTTGCAACAGATATCAATCCATTCTTTTTAGCAAGTGGAAAAAATCAATCTGTTATGGGTACTTTACAATCTTCTGTAACTTTCAGTTTATTGTTAAACAGAACTTTAGATATGAATTATCTAGATGCAAATGGTTTAAAATCAAGTGTTACAAATCCATACCCAACAAATACTCCGCCTCCTGCTGATGATTTAAAATTGTTATACGAACGTGGAACAATGTATGATTTAGAATATTTATTTAAATTAACTGGTGGAAAATTAGCAACACACAAATCTCCATTGACTGGGTTAAGTACAGCGGATAGTGGTTGGCTTAATCCTCTTCCTGTTGAACTATATTTAGGAAAAGGGTTGCATTATTTAGTAAGAATTGTAGATTTAAGTTTAAACCACACAATGTTTGATGAGCGTATGGTACCTATCATGACGGAAGTTGACATTACTTGTATGCGTTATTACGATTCAGTTGCAGCAACAGGTGTTAATCAACAAGGTCAATTAAGTTTTCAACCGTGAGAAGGGATAACTAATGATTTATTTAGATAGTAGATATGCAACTGGTACTCTTTTTAAAGCATGGGATGCTAGAAAATCTCAGTATAACTTAACTGTATACAGAAATTTTCCAACTTATAAAGAAAACTTTTTTTATTATTCTTGGGCAGTTGGCGACCGTTTTGATTTACTAGCAAATAAATTTTTAGGTAGTTCTGAACTTTGGTGGACTATTACAGATATTAATCTTGAAATTTTAAACCCAAATACTATTGCTCCTGGAACTCAAATAAGGATTCCAAATGCTTGACCCAGAGAGACAACATAGGTACGAAAGTTCTTACACAGTTACTTTTCCTAATCTTCCATCGTTTAAGGATGAACCTAGTTCCATAACTTTGCATCAACACATGGGTAAACACGATGTACTAACAATGTACTACGGGCAATACACTCCTACTATTGTTGCTTCTGTTAAAACTGGTGCTCCAGTTAAAATTGTATTTACAAACAATAAAGTTAAAGAAACATTTGTTGGATATGCAACAGGAATTTCATACCCTGTTAAACAAGCAATTAATAAAGGCGTTACCATTACATGCGTTGGGTCTTCGTATGTACTAAAAGACCGTCCAGCAAAAATTTGGACAGATAAAACAGCCCCACAAATAATTACTGATATAGCAACTTTACATAAATTAAAACCAGTTGTAACACCTCATCCGTATAAGTTTTCTCAACAATCTTTGGCTGGGCACTCTTATTGGGAAAAAACTCAAGAACTTGCAACTAGAATTGGATATGCTTGTCAAGTAAAGGGTACAGAGTTACATTTTCATCCTGTAGATAAAATGATTGATACATTTATGACCTCTGTTCCTATTTTGTCTTTTCAAGATACATACATGGGTTACAACGCAAATGCTTATGACCATACACTAGATTATTTTGAGCCAATACTTGATGATTTTTTTGAAAACGCTACAAACATTCGAACAACTAAACATATTTCTGGAGTTGACCCAGTTTCAGGAAAAGTTTATAAAACAAAATCATCTCCTAAAACTGTAGGAAAAAATATTCGTGCAACTACAAAAGACCCATTGTTTTCTTCTATAGAGACTTACTCGGTTTCAGATAGTCAATCCTTTTCTCAAACCACGTCTGATGCAAAAGCCCATTTATCAAGATTGTCTATACCCGCTAAAGGTATGGCTCAGGGAGACCCTAGAATTGCTCCTTGGAGAACAATTGAAATTAAGGGAACCTCTGACACTACGGATGGGTATTGGGTTGTAGAATCAGCGATTCACACATTTAGCGTTGATGGACAATATCAAACGTCATTCACTTGTTTGACTGATGGTGTTAGCCTTAATATTGGAAGTTCAACTAGGCCTTCTACTTCAAGTGGAAACCCTACTATAAACATCCAAAATCTTATCTCCACAGCCAACACAGTAACCCCCACCTCCTCTACAATATCTTCTATTACACCAACAATTAATCAGTCCACAACAGGGTATACGGTAACACCAAGCAGATGGGTAGGTCAGTAATGGCAAATACTGAGATGGCAATTATGTTGCCATTTAACCTTGATAGTTTTGGAAAAGTTGCTGTTGCTACTACTCAAGAACAAATTTGGGCAGATAGGGTTCTCTCTGTTGTTGGAACAGCAATTAGAGAAAGAATAATGCGCCCAAAATTTGGGACGTTAATTCCTTTTTTTCTTTTTGATACAGATGATTCTGCAAGTTCTGAGATTGAAGATGAAACTCGTAAAGTTTTTGCAAATCAATTGTCGTTATTAACTTTACAAACTGTTAACATAACTGTAGATTCTTTTACTAATGTTTTGGAACTGGCTCTTACGTACTCAATTCCAAATAACAAAGTATTAAATACAAATATAGGATACGTTTTAGTCGACGGTAATAACCCAATTTATCAGGAGTTCGCATGAGCATAACACCAGCATCTAATATTCCAATTTCCGTAGATTATACGGGTCGTGATTTTTACTCGCTTCGTGATGCCCTTATTGCTCGAATTCAGGACCGCATCCCTAACTGGACAGCATCTGACCCAGCAGACTTTGGCGTTGCGTTGGTTGAAGCGTTTGCTTATATGGGAGATTTAATTGCGTATTATGTAGACAGAACTGCAAATGAATTGTCAATTACTACTGCTACTCAACGTAACAGTGTTCTCAATATTGCTCAAAACTACGGGTATATTCCAGCAGGTTACCGCAATGCTTTTACAACCCTTACTTTTACAAATAATGATTCCGTAGATATTACTATTCCTACAGGAACTGTTGTTACAGGAAACGTAACAATTGTTGATGCTGTTTACACTGTTTACTTTACAACTAGTGCACCAGTAACAGTTGGAGGAACTGCAACTACTCTTACAGGACCTTACACTGTGTTGGCTTATGAAGGTCGTTCTATTAGTTTAATTTCTTCAGACTTAGACCCAAGTTACCCACAATATGGGGAGCAAATTGGAGTTTCGTTACAAACACCTTATCAATCTTTTGTTTTAAGTCAAAACTCAGTTATTGACAACTCAATCGTTATTTACGTACAAGATGGAACAACTTATACTCAATGGACTCAAGTGCAACACTTGTTAGATTTTGGTCCAAGTGATTTGGTATATACAGCCTCAAGTGATGAAAACAACAGTGTAACAATTAATTTTGGTGACGGAGTTAACGGAGCAATGCCTGTTATTCATTCAGTTATTAGGGCGCAATACAGCGTAGGTCAAGGCGCATTAGGAAATATTGCTGCAGGGGTTATTGATACCTTTTCATATGTTCCAGGAATATCTAATTTAAGTAATTACGGAAGCACATACACTGTATCAAATACAACTGTAGGATTAGGCGGGTCTGACCCAGAAAGTACAGACAACATTCGTGTAGAAGCACCTGCTGTTCTTAGAAGTGGCAATCGTGCTGTTACCCTTAAAGATTATGCAGATTTAGCCAAGACGGTAAGCAATGTTGGTAAAGCAAATGCAATTGCATCTAATTGGACTTCAGTAACGCTTTATTTAGCGCCAATTCGAAACACCAACGATTCTGATACTCAACCTGGCCTAGACAGCATTAATAACCCTACTACAGAATTTACAACAATGAGTTCTGCTGTTAGTACATTTTTGTCTGACAAAATTCTTTTAGGAACAACTGTCACTATTCAACCACCAACTTATACAGATATTTCTGTAGCAGTTACTTATGTTCGTTTGCCTCAATATACTCAAACACAAACTGATTTAAACGTAACAACTGCTTTAGTAACGGCATTTGGTTACAATGGCATGAATTTTCAAGACACTATTTATCCTCAAGATATTGAATTTGTGTTGAATCAAACACAAGGTGTTAAGACAGCCAAAGTTACTGCTTTGTTTATTCTTGGAGGAAGTGGACTAAATACACTAACAGGAACTGCTGGACAAATTTTTCGCATACAACAAGCCAACATTAGCCTTACTTCTTCATAATGGATGATATTAAAAGATACTACGGGCTATACCGTGGAGTTGTTAGTAATGCTAAAGACCCTAATAATCAACGACGTTTAAAATTAACTGTACCTCAAGTAACTGATTCTGAAGTTACTGGTTGGGCATGGCCATTTCAACTGTCTAGTTTAACTACTGAAATTCCAACACAGGGGCAGGGTGTATGGGTTATGTTTATTGGTGGAGACCCAGAGTTTCCCGTATGGTTGGGAGAATTTGGAAAGCACCAAGATAAAAGCAAAAAAATATACGTAAAAACTCTTTCAAACTCTACGTCTCTTACTGGTCTTACTCCGTACATCAAAACAGTTACTGAAAAAGATGGAACAACAACAGTAGATTTAGTTGCAACACTTCTTGCAATGGCGGCTGTATTAAAAGACCATGAAAGTCGTATTCATACCTTAGAGACAACTCCAGATATAGACCCANGATAGTTCAGCCAGTAAATTACAAGTAAAAGCCTGAAAATAGGACATGTAAAGAAAGGAAGTGAAAATGACAGCCCAATATCCAAGTGCTATTAGAGCATTTAGTACTAAGGTTGATTTTACTGACGTTATTTATGCGGACCACGTTAATAGCCTTCAAGATGAGGTAAACTCTATTGAAACCAACGTTGGAACTAGCATTACTGTAGGTTCTGGTTGGATTGGAACATTTGATACTACTACTTCAACTTGGAACAGTTTAAAAGACCGTATTGCCAACATTGAGTATGGACTATATGCTGTTTATACAGGTACAGCAGGTGGTACAAGTACAGGTAGTGGATTTAGTCCATTTCTTTTATGTGGTTGTTAAGGGGCAGTA